CTCTAAAGGTCAATCTGTGACTTGGAAAACTCTAAGAAACAAGTTTGATTTAACTTCACCAGCATCTATGGTTGGTAAGTTAAGAAACGAAGGTATGATGATTTATGAAAATAGAACATCTACTGGAGTATCTTATAGAGTAGGTACACCTTCAAAAGCTGTTATCGCAGCTGGTCAAGCGGCACTATTCGGTGCTCAAGGTTACACAGCCTAACTAATTGAAGGGGGCTTTCGAGCCCCCTTTTTATCTAAAGAGATTTAAAATGTCAGATGATGGTGGAAAAGGTAGTAAACAAAGACCTACCGATAAAAACAAATTTGATGCCAACTATGACCGTATTTTTGGTAATACCGAAAACCATAAACGAAATGTAAGAACTTTGGCTGAAGTTAATAAAGGTCGCAAAATGACCAGAAAAGTTGATACCTATGAATATGAAAGTTTAGAAGAGTGTATCAAAACAGACCAGGTGCCACCAGCTGAAATTGCAGAATTATTTACAGATAAAGACTTTTATAAATGGTACGCAAAACGAAACTTTTAGTGCGTATAAATAGTAATACTGAATGACAAGGAGAAATTATGGTTACACAGAATCCAAATATAATGAGTAAAGCAGCTATGACCGCTATGTCAAGTACACAAGGTTCAGGCGATTTACTATTATCAGAAATCTTAACAAAAGTTAATAACGCAAAAGATAAACCTAAAAAGAAGGCTGTATTGCAACAGTACGATACACCTGCTTTGAGAATGATACTAAAGGGTGCATTTGACCCTAGTATTGTATGGGCGTTACCAAGTGGTACACCACCATACATTGCTAATGAGGCACCAAAAGGTACTGAACACAGTTTATTAAAGAATGAGAGTAAACGATTATGGCATTTTGTCCAAGGTGCAGATGCAGACACCACAAAGACACAAAAAGAGACCATGTTTATTCAAATGCTTGAAGGATTACACCAGGAAGAGGCAGAACTCTTAATCGGTGTAAAAGAAAAGAGCCTTAATAAGAAATACAAAGGTTTGACAGCGGCTTTGGTTAAGGAATCGTTCAACTGGAACGACAATTTCATGCAAAACGAGAACAAATAGAGAACAAATGGTGTTGTTTTTTTACAACACCTTCTCTAAATTGTTGATTTTACTTGCTTTTTTTCTTTAAAAAAAGTAAAAAAAGTGCTTGCCTTTAGCCCCCTTTTAGTCTATAATATAAATATATTAAGAGAAAGGTACATTATGAAAAAAGTGATAATTGGTTTTATAGTGTTTTGGGTTGGTTTCAACCTACTATACAACCATGTAAATGCAGGTGAGTACGAAGAGGCCGTTGTTGGCCATGTCATAACAAACTCATCACAAATTGATAAAGAAGCGTTACTAGAAGCTGAAATGGAGAAAATTGGTCACCAATTTGCTCTACAAATGGTAACTGTAATGCAACAATATTTACCAAGCATCATTGACGGTGCTATGGCTGATTTAAGACTTAAACTTGACCAGAAATATAAGTGTTCTTTATTAGAAGACACGAAGATTGCTGATAAAGAGTGTCAATAGTCGAGTTTATTGAATTCGTTAACGCTATCATACCTTATGAAGTGAGAATGATAGTTTACACCGGTTTATTATTTTATTTGTATGTCACTTTAAAGGAGAGAAAGAGTGCAAAGCAAGAAGGCGAAAATAAAACGAATGATTAAATCTGAATGTCAGGCTACGGCCAATAGGAAGTATAAAACTACCTATAAAGACATTAAGAACTATTTTAAACTAATTAATGACAGTATGTTTTACGGACAGTTATCACCGTTTAACGACATTAATATCCGTAACTTAATCAGACAGAAATGTTATGGTCAAGTATGGGTTAAAGACAACAAACAAAAAGGTACTCGTTGGTATCTTTTAGAAATGAGTGACTATTACAAAAACAAAGAAGAGTTTTTGAATACACTTGGCCACGAAATGATACACTTGTGGCAAATGCAAAATTGTGGTGATACAGGCAATCATAATGCATTGTTCTATTATCACAAAAACCAACTCAAACAAATTGGTTTGGGTAACATTTAACTATACAATGAGAGAGGTATACTATGCAAAAGCGAAAAGTGAAAGAACTAGACCATCATCTGAAATCAATTATTGATAATGTACCAGATGCAATCCTAAACTTCCGTGACAACAAACTAGAAAGTAAAATGACTTACTATACTGGTAATTGGGCAACGGATGTTTGTAACAACTACACAGAAAAACAATCTGAAAAAATCTTTAAGAAAATGTCTAAGATTATGGATGACCCCAAACTTATGTTTTTCCAAAAGAAGAACCGACCAATTCAGATTGGTACATGGTCAGAATATGGTGAACAGAAACCCGAAACCATTACAAGTTACGAATACATTGTAATGAGAAAGCGTAGTCAGTAATGAAACAATTTTGGCACGATACTAAAGTTGTATTTAATACAATTGCATTTATTGGCGTCATAACTGTTATATTAGGCGTCATTTATTTGCACAAATCTGATTATTCTATTGATGTAAAGGCAAGTGAAATGTCTAAAATAGAAAAACCAGATTTTGAACATAACACCAATCAAATGTTTTTAGACCATGTCAATCAATGTGTCGATTACATTTATCATACTACAAGTGATGTATTTCCTGTTAATAGAGAATTACTATTAGCTCAGGCTGCCTTAGAAAGTGGTTGGGGTACAAGTAGATTTGCTAGAGAGGGAAGAAATCTTTTTGGTATTCGTACATATGATTTGAGGGAACCACATATGTTGCCTTCAAATAATCCTAAAAAATGGGGTGTGAAAGTATATGACCATGAATGTGATAGTGTAATGCATTATATTAATACACTAAATAATGGTACGGCTTTTGAAAAATATCAAAAGTTAAGACAAGAAGGAGAGGACAATCCAATCAAGTTGTTACATACACTTGATGCCTATGCTTCAGATAAAAATTACTTTCCAAAAATCGAAAGAATTATATACAAAATTAGGGAAGAGTACGAGTTAAACTATATAAGAGAGTAGTAGAATGTTTACAATTATTATAACCTTTTTATCGGCCATATCCATATCAGCGATAGCGGCCGGTTATAGTATCATAGGTTTGGCAACATTATTTGCCGGTGCAACCATGCCAATTATTGCAATGGGTAGTGCATTAGAAGTCGGTAAACTTGTAGCCGCCAGTTGGTTATATAATAATTGGCGTAACGAACTTGTACCTAAAACACTCAAAACATATCTTACATTTGCAGTTATTGTATTAATCTTTATTACATCTATGGGTATCTTTGGTTTCTTATCAAAGGCACACCTTGACCAAGTACAACCAACATCTGGTAACAATATCAAAATAGAACTATTAGATAATCAGATTACAGGTCAACAAAAGATTATTGATAGAGCTCAAAAGGCATTAGACCAACTTGATAAATCTATTGAAGTGTATTTTAATGAAGACTTTGCTACCAAAGGTTTACGAGAAAGAAAGAAACAAGAAGAAGAGAGATATGATTTAAATAGTGCCATTGAAGTTGCAAGTAATAAAATTAATGATTTAACAACTGAGAAGGCAGAACTTCAACTTGAACAAGATAAGATTGAGGCCGAAGTAGGACCAATTAAATATATTGCAGAACTGATTTATGGTGACGAGGCAAAAGACCACTTTGACGAGGCTGTAAGGTGGGTTATCATTGCATTGATATTTGTCTTTGACCCTCTGGCTGTACTATTGTTGATAGCGGCCAACATTTCGTTAAGGAGTAGAAAAGTTGAACGACAATCTGAAAGAGAAAAAGAAGAAGAGAATAAGCTCGAGCTCGCAAGTAAGGAAAAAGAGAAAGCTAACAAAGAAGCTGCTAACGCAAAAGCTAGAGCGAAGAGAGTCCGAGATAGAGAAAAGGTTTACAAAGATTTTTTTAGAAAATTAGGTAAAAGAGAACTCAAAAACCGTGATTACGAGGAGTTTTTTAAAGAGATTGGTACCAAAGAACTAACAGCTTTAGGTTTGGATCCAGACGAAATTCGCATAAAACTTGACCAAATAATGGAGTGGAACGAGGGTCCAGCTGCGACAAAAAAGACACCAAAGCGTTATTTAGAGGTTGACAATGCCAAAAAATAGTGTTATAATCCTAGATATGATGCACACAATTGATTTAAAAAGAATTATGGGTGATACTGTACAGACAGAAAAAAAGATTAATGCTGTAATGGACACCTGTAAAAACAGTACCACAGATTGGGCTAAGAATTTCTGGTTCAATGTGTGGAAACAACTTTGTACTAAGTATGGGAGAACAGACTTATACAATAAACACTTACATTAGAGAGAACTATATTATGAATATATTTTATTTACATCCAGACCCAAATGTGGCCGCTGAAATGTCATGTGACAAACATTGTTCCAAAATGATAGTAGAAAGTGGTCAGATGTTATCGACAGCACACCGTTTATTAGATGGTGTTATGTATTACGACAAGACAGCAAATGGTCGTAAGATTGCAAGATGGCGTATGTCAGACGAACTGTTAGAGAAAGAATTATACAAAGCAGGACATGTAAAACATCCATCAACTCTATGGGTAATGCAATCAGGTTTTAATTACACTTGGTTGTTTAATCACATGTTGGCCTTAAATGAAGAGTTTAAGAAGAGATATGGTCACACGGAAGACCATTTGACAGTAAAGAAACTTAAATCTATATTGTCTAATCCACCAAAAAATATTCCGTGGAATGTAAAAGGTACAGAACCACCACCAGCAATGCCAGAGTATTGTAAGGTGCCTGGTGATAGTGTTGCAAGTTACCGTAAATATTACATAAATGAAAAAGTAAGATTTGCAACTTGGAAAAAGCCTGCTAAAGTACCTGATTGGTATTTAAAAGGTGTTAAAGAATGTCAAAATGAAGGAGTAATATAATGGCAAATGAATATAATAGAGAAAATATGATTGAAGCGATTGAACAACATG